GGCATTGTTTGTGTCATCATAACACGGTAACCATTGAACTGTCCAGAAGATTGGAACCCTTGAGTTCTTCCCATGTAGTCCATAGTACCGTTTTGATACCACCATTTAAGTTGATTATCCCACTTCAACTTCAACATGTAGATGTTGTCGTTTCCAGTATCAGTGATGTCGAAGATCACGAAACTGTATGATGATAACGGGTTACCATCAATGATTGGGTTTTCGATGTCGTTTGTATGTAAGTTGTCAAATGCTGGGTTAAGTACAAACTTAACGTTAGCTAAGAATGGAATAACATAACTTGTGAACGCAAAACCGAAGTTTAAGTCCATTGCATTAGTTCCATTGATTGCATTACCAATACCTGTGTTAGCCGAACCTGAAGTAAGAACTAAACCAGAGTTTACAGCTTCACGCTTAATGGCTTCATTCACCATACGCATTCCACCAATACCAGTTTGTACAATCAATTGACGATTTGGATCCGGACCTTGGAACTCCACACGACCAGCGTAGAAGTTGTAGATCTCTCCACGGAATAACTCTAAAGAGAAATTCGATTTGTTGTATACTTTCTTGAACGAGTTGTCTAATTGTTTCCAAAGACCAACTGATAAACGCATGTCATCTGGACCATCTTGCTTAATACGTCCACCATGACCCCACATTAGGTAAGTCTCGATGTCAGTAGCAATCTTAGTTAAGTGAGCAGCTTCCATTGTAGTAAGGAATGTACGGCTTAATGTACCATTGCCCATTGCACGCTTCAAGTACTCTTTACCCATTGTATTAGCCATACCTTCAATACTGGTAATAGCTGGATCTAAAGACTTGTCAAAATTACGCCAGATCTCAGTTACAGGAACTGTACCATCTGCATTCATTCCACCACGAGCCATTAAATCTGCACGAGAAGAAACTGAATAATGAACGTGAGCTTCAGCTCCACCTACGAAGTTGTAGTATTCACGGAATCCAGAACGAGATTGGATATCTGAGAATCTCTCACCATATTCACCACGAGCAGAACCTTTACGGAATAATTTAGTTTGGTTGGCAAGATACTTGTTCTCAAGGAACTTGTAGTTGTCATTGTTCACTAACTGAACAGTGTAGATGAATCCGTCTCCGATTGGTAAAATGTCATCAACAGTGATGTACATCTCACAACCATTGTACTTGTCATAAGTGATGATATCACCATGTCCAAATTCACGCTTGTTAATCTTGATTTTGAAAGTAGTACCGTCAATACCTTTAGTCTCATTTTGAGGCTCGATATCTTCGATGATATACGCTAAGTCTTGGGAAACCGGAGTTTGCCATTTGTACTCACCGCGTGCATTATCTACTTCGATAATATTTTTACCACCGAATGATGATAATTGGTAAAGGGGCATTTCAACCTTTTGAGTCATGGCCCAGATATCAACTGGTCCTAGGTTCATTGGTTCTGCGTCCTTTAGCATATTCACTAAGTGGTATGAATCCACATGTGAACTCGCCTGGTAGTTCGTGTCACGCAAGAACATACCGTTGTTAAATACTGGAGTTGCCATTTTTTTGTCGTTTGTTTTTAGTTATTATTTATGTTAATTGTTTATGTATTATCTCTTAAAAAAATCACTTCCTGAAGGACGTTTTAAACCTCTCGGTTTAGCTGAATCCTCTTCATCGTTTGCTACAGTAGATGCTATCTTTCTAGCCTCTTCTGTTTTTAACTTTCTTACTGCTTCTGTAACAGCTTCTTTTTTACCACCTTCTCTTAGCTTAGCTTTGTATCCCTCAGGATCAGCTAATAACCACAAGGCCTCTGCAATTAGATCATGTCTAGGTTCTGTAAATTGATACTTATCAAGTAAGTGACCTAGTAGATTTGTTTGCTTGCCATTTGGTGTTGCAAATTTTGGTTGTGTAAGTCCTACATAAAGTAAACTTTGAGTTTTTTTATCAAGTTTAACTCCATTAAGTTCACCAGGTTCTAACACCTCATATATATTTTTCATATAATGTTGAGACTGTTCAATCTGATCTTTACGCAACTCTTCTTGTTCTTGTACTTTATAAGCTATATACTTCTCTTGTAGAGCATCTAACTTTGGTTTAAACTGGGCTGCTTTTTTCTCAAGCATTCCGTCTGTATCTTTCCATTCATCTAATTGCTCTTCAATCTCAGTAGCATCCCCAAACTCAGTTGATTGTAGGTATTGACGAGCAATAGCCTCTGAACCAACGTCAGTTCCTGGATCTAATTTAGCTACTCTTTCTGCTTGGCCTAAGTGAAAGAATAAACCTTCTAAGTCTTGACCACCATCGGCTACATACTTTGCAGCAAACTTTAGCTTATCAGGTAGCGCATTAAAGAATTTAGTCGGAACTTCGTTTTCTAACTTACGTTGTTTCTCGGTATCGTTGGCTTCATATAATTCCTCATAATCAGCAAGTGTATACTCTTCTAAAGGTTTTTCATCTTCAAAAGGAGTGAGCAACTTCTTCTCGATCAATTTCTTGGTCATTTGATAAAGGGCATCTTTATCTGTTTTAGGGCGACCAACTCCTGCACTTTTCTTAATCTCCTCTTCCCCTAGATTGTCTAATTCTTCTAGAGCTGCTTTACCCTCTGCAACTGCTGCTGCTTTTTTAGCCGCTTCTTCATCTGCTGTCGTAGCCGCTTCTATTTCTTCTGCGGTTTTAACCACAGGGTCTTTTGTTTCAGACTTGTCAAGGAACGTTAGATCCACTTGTTTACGCGAGAAAAGATTATTCTTTTCTTCTTTATTCTCAGGCAGCATTACACTATCTGATCCTGGCTGTGCTAATAAGGATGCAATCTCATCGATTTCGACCTCTTTAGTTGTTGTTGTTACTTCTGGCATATTGTTGGTTTATGTTGGTTTAGTTACGCTGTTCAATATAATATAACAAAAATATGCAAATAAACTTGATAAAGTTGGAATTATTTAAGACTTGAACAACTTTATTTGCAGTATAACGCTATAATCCTTTCTTCTTCTTATCTAATCTTTTCTTGGTATCGAATTTATTCTTATTTTCTTGCGCGATTCTAAGGTTCGTTGCAGCGATTTCTTTTTGTGCAGCGATCTTTTCCCTGTCTATCTGGAGTTTATCAGCATTGTGGCGACTTTTATTAGTCTCCTTCTCTTGATCAAAAGCCATAACCTGACCAAACTCATCACTGCTTTGAATCTGATTTAATGCATCTAGGTAATCACTTTGAGCATTTTCATTAAGATCTACAGCACCGGCCATTGCAGCGGCGCGTATCTCAGCAACTAAGATATCCTTACGGATATTCTTCTCTTGAGTCATGTCTTCATGATCGATCTGCATTTGCTTCTCTTTAATACGAGACTCTGCTTCCATCTGCTTAAGTCTCTCTTGACCCTGAGCTTCTTCTTGACGTTGGCCATTAGCCTTCTTCTCAGTAGATTTAAGCACTATATTAAGCTCAGCTAATGATTCTGCCTGCATTAAGTTACCTAGATCGTAGATACTAGCCCCTGTGGTGTTATTACTAATAGCTAATTGTTTCATTTGTTCTAGAATAGCTCTGTGATTTGCGCGTGTTGTACAATAGATATTAAGATCTCGAAGTAATAAATCGGTACCGTTCATTTCAAAGTTTACCTTTTCTTCGTTACTGGTCATGTACTGTAGACGTAAGGACGGTTTCTTTGATTGATAATACTGAGCTAAGTCCGTACGCATCTGATGTACGCGAGGCATTAAGTAATCAGAGTGTTGAATAAAGTATAGTTCAGTCTGAGCATATGAGCCGGCTACTGCTTGCTCTACTCCTTTGGCCGTATCTGTTTGGCCAATCTGTTGACCCAAACGTTGAGGAGTAATACCGATTACTTCAAAACATTGTTGCTTAAAGTAATTGGCCATCTGAATCCTCGATAGCATACGATTGGTTTGTTCCAGGTTCATTACCTGAAAGTGTTGAAAGTTTAATGCATTCTCGGTATTAGTGATAGAAGTATCTAATGGTAACATTGAGAAATTCTTCATTGCTACATAGGCTTTAGCCAGATTGTTCTTTCCCCAATCTTCATTCATCGAATGACGAGGAAGAGCGTTTTGATCTAACATGATCACAGTACCCAATTCATCAACAAGGATGTCGGCGATCTGGTTGTTTACAATGTTATATCCTATCTGGAAAGGCTTGGTAAGATCTACTAGAGATGTTGACTTTGTATTACGATCGTTAAATACGGCGCCTTCAACTGGAAGCTTACAACCATAAAGAGTATTATCCCCTTTGAATTGGAACTTTAATGGCCCAATCTTATTACGATCAATACCTAAATACATAGGACTAACTCCATTGGCATTATTCATACCGTAGTAACTTGGTAAATTAGGCCCTATTTTAACTCCTCCCATGGTCTGGTTAATCCAGATCCAATCGATATGTTCTCCGAATACTAGAGTATCCTTAGTTTTATTCTTGATCAATAAGTTATTATAAACCGGTTTATCTGTAATGGTGTAATCTTCTGTTATGATATCCACAGTAGACTCTCCTGATTCAGAGATTTTGGTAAGATGTCCCACCTTAACTTGAGATTTCCAATATGCGGTTGTAACACGTAATAAGAACGCGGTACCCAATGGAGCGTAGTCTTCTGTTTCAGACATGATCCAGTTAACGATATCTCCACCGCCGGTGATAGAATCAAACCCACCATCAGGTGAATTGGTCATCATCGATGTCAATTGACGATATGCTAAACCTGGCGCATTAGTATTCCACTCATGAGACTTAGTAGCATCATAGTAACTACCGTCATTCTGATACCCCTGTAAAGGATATCCTGCAGCACGGATAGGATAGATAGCTTCAAGAGATTCTAATTGATCCTGGGTCATTAAATACCCGTACTTATCAATTACATCTGAGATGGTCATCATATCAGTTCTTCCTACCCAGTTACCCTGAGAGATATATCTTGCCTCAGGAGACTTGTGGTAGAATGTAAGAAGTGGGTTCCATAACTCAACATCGTAGTCATCTTCGCTCATACGGAAATGCCAGAATTCACGATCGGTGATCAACATATCACGGAAGGCGCGCTCCTCTAATTCATCCATAGAGAAACGATCGCTATCTACTTTATGTTGATGAACAGCCCACTGTTCAGACATACTGCGATAATCTTTATCAAAAAAGCTTTGGATTTCAGGAAGAGTCTTAAGATTTTCTGGAGACATTTCCTCCTGCATCTGTTGTTGAACTTCAGGATCTTCAAGATCTTGATTCATAGACATCATTTTGGCCATCATTTCTTCTTGAGCACGTCCTAGTAAAACCTCTTCAACTTGAGCTCTTTTCTGTTCAAGTTGTTCGTTGTAGGAGTATTCGTCTACACCCTTGAAGGCCACCTTTGAATTTCTTTTGGCGAACTCAGCAACTAATACGTTAATGATATTCGGTACAATAGGATAGAACTTAAGTTCCAGTGCACTCATATCCTCTTCGATCAGGGTATCGACAAGCTCTCTCATCTCATTATCCTGTTCTACGATATAATCACTTTTATCAATCTGACCCTTAGCCAGTTTGTAGTTCTTCATTAAACGCCTAGCATTACGGCGGATCTGTTTGATCCCATTCCATTCTAACCAGTCCATGTTCCAAGCGGTCCATTCCTCATCTTTATCTTCAAAAGGTAGGAATTGAATCGGTTGGGTTATAGTACCCATGCGATTGGCTTTAGCTTTCTTACCGGACTTTAGGTCCATTGCATTTAATACTTCCATGCTATCTTAAATTTTTATATGGGTTTCTAGGTGGTTTCCCACCATTGCCATTACCTCCCTTTCCAATATGACGGAAGGGTGTATGTTGTAATTTATACAAATTTTCTGACTTTTGCAAATGTTTCTTATCAAGGTTGTCAACCCTTCTCTTGTATCCTCTATTAGATTCTTGTACTTTAGCAAACGCTACCAGAGAAGCTAGAGCTACTAATCTATCCACGTTAAGACCTTCTTCATAAGCACCCATTTCAACCATAGCCATGATGTCAGGAATCCTTTCAATACCATACTTAATCTTAACTACGGTGCCATCCGGCATAGTCTCACGATCCAACTCTTCCATTAAGAATTGGATTAAATAACTTAAAAGATGTGTCTTAAATAAGACTCCGGTATTCTTCCATCCATAATCTTGGTATACGTTTCTATTGGCGCCAAGATCTTTTAAGAACATGATCTGATCCTTAGGAACTAGATACTTCTGTTTGTTCTTACCGATCATATACTGGATAAACAGGGAGATGTTATTCTCTATGATTGTCCAGGCATTATACCATTCAATGATTAACTCGAGACGTTCGTGGGTCATGTTTAAATCATCAAATCTACCGCACCATGAGGCTACTATCTTATCTTGTTCTATAAAGGTCTCTGTCTTACCAGCTTCATCTATTCTTGTAACTTCTATTGCTCTCTTGTAAATATAGATAGAGCATAGAGATTCCGAGGTAGTAGTCTTACCCTCAGAGACCGGATCGACAGAACCATAGTATGTACCCCATTCTGCTTTTTCATCAGGTCTTTCATATACTACAAACACACCTGTTTTATCCTCTGTTTTCTTAGTAATAGGGAATTCTGTGATTGGTATTTTATTACTCTTAGATACTTTGACTTTACCTTCAGCATCTCT